TCAGCTGAAAGCGCTGGTATTTGCTGCCAGAGGCAAGGGCTGACGGGAACTTTCCGGCACCTTTGCAGTCTATAGCGGGTGGATCGCGCGGCCGATGCGCGTCTCCTTGACCCTTCAATCGCTTCGGCCGTGCGGTTCCACCATTCCTCACGGAAGCTTGCCCGCTTCGGCGGGCTTCTTTTTGCCAGACCACCGGCGCTGATCCTCGCCCAAGATGATGGTGGCATGTGGGACTTTAGTCCGATTGAAGATGGCGATCGGCGTATTAATTCTTCTTCCACTGATGCCTCCAGAGTCAGTACGAAAAGGGTGTCTCTCCCTGACCGGAAGCGCCCTTTTCAAAGCCTTCTCCTGAGATGCCCGCCAAACACCCCTTGGCGGGCTTCGTTGAGGCGCGGATGGCGCCGCCCGCCGACGATCGGCGGCGGGGATTGAGCCCCGGCCCGGCAAAAAAGGCCGGGGCGGCAGGTATTTAACCTTACCGGTTGACCTTGATCAGACTTTCTCCCGAGCGCGATGCATTGCGCGATTTACGTGAAATTTGCAGCCTGATACCGCTGCCTCACGGTTGAAGTTTCCGGAGTGAGATGGAATGAGCATCGAGCAGTTATTCGAGGAAGCAGCAGAGCTCGAGCGGCTTTTTGAAGAAGAGCCGCAAGTTCACGACATCGACGAGCTGATACAGGCCGCTGTTGTGACCAAGCGCGAGCTTTCAGAAGGCAGGATCGTCAAGGAAGCGATTTCGCCCGGACGCGCAGACATGCGGGAAGGCGGGGCTGGGTCCATGAAAGATGAGAGCCAACCGACACCTCGCTCCCGCCCGAAGGCCGGCCCGCAGCCCGTCGTTCGCCGGGTTTCAGCCGCATCCGTTGCCTGGCATGCGGGCGTCGCTTCCATCGCAAGGCTCTTCGGCAGGAAGGCTCTGGCCGGCAGATGTCGCTAGGAGTGCCGTGATCGATCGCTTGACGTTGGTGGAGTGGCGGTCTCGGGGTACTCACTTCATGATTGCTGTGTGATCACAGCTACTACAGATTGAATTTCGTAGACGGACAGCCGCGAGCTTGAACTATTGGAGCCCTCAAGCTTAAGACCCGCTTGTGCTGTCAGGCGTTTCCTTGCTTTTATCAAAAATGGCATCGCACATCAGACCTTCGTCCGTGTTTTCCTCGGTATCTGCTGTTCTATGTTCACCTACCGAGGGAGAGGAAGGTGATCATGTTCTGGTGGATCTTGTACGCGTACTTGTCTTTGCAGGCCCTCACTGCAGCAGGCATACTGCTCTTGCTCGTGAGAGGCAGGCTGAAAGCTTCCAGGACACCCGTTTCGGAGACATGAGGTCGCGGCGGTAAAGATGCGAGGGTCGCCCCGGGCGCGATCCAGGCTGCTGAAACGTGCTCCGGTAACCTGACCGCCGCCGATCGATGTGCATTCGTGATCCGGCTAATCGTATAGCCATTTCATGAATGGCGGCCACGTCAGGCCGCCAATTCCCAAGCCGTTCTCGGACTGCCAATCTTGCGAATGATCGGCGCCCCGATCTTGGCAACACCTGTTCCGCCCGTCGTGCAGAGATGTCGCAAGATCAGCAGGTTATCGAGCCTGATGTTCGTCATCGTCAGCCCCGTCGGCAGCCAGAGTTTCGAGCCGCAGATGAGCGATCTTCCACGCCCGCCGATGTAGTTGCCCGTCGTCCAGCCGCCGCCGGTCACGGTCACCGTGTTGCCGATCTGGACCGGGCCGCGGATGGAGCTGTCGAGGTAGTCCCAGCCGGCCCAGTCGTTCAGCTCGACGGGGATCTGGATTTCGAGCCAGTCGCCGGCGACGAGGCCGAGCGTGGCGAGGCTGAGATTGGCAGGAAGGCCATAGGTCACGGTATGAACGGCAGCCGCGTCATTGACAGGCGTGATCGTAATGACCTGCTTCTCGTTTCCTGTCGCCACCACTTCCTTGCTGCCGACATAGGTCGAGGTGCCGGTGCCGCGCACCAGGCGCATGCCGGTGGCGACATCGCCGGTGACGTTGGTCTTGGCGCCTGTGGTGCCGGGCGTACCCTTCGGCGGGAAGATGTTATAGGCGGCGAGCGGGTCGAGCGAGCGCGTTTCGCCGGCCGAAACCATGCCCTGCAGGATCGGCAGGAGAATGTCCGATCGTTTTGCCATCAGGTCGGGCTTGGGGTGAAGGCCGTCGACGAACATGGCCGGCGAGATGCCCGAAGCCGGACCGTCGAGCGCAAGCGTGTTGCAGAGCATGACGCCTTCTCGGCCCGACTGCGCTACGATCCACGCGTTGATGCCGTCGAGAATGCCGGGCCAGGCGGGATCGTCGGTGCCGGGCTGATCGTCGAGCGTGCTGGTCCAGCTCAGCGTCTGCAGGATCACGTAAATGCCGGCATCGACGATGCGCTGCACCTGGGTGTCGAGGTCCGCAACGATCTGCGCAAGCGTCCGGTTTCGGACGATATCGTTATAGCCGATATCGATATAGACGATGTCGGGCTTCTGGCCGAGAGCATAGGCGGTGCGCGCCAGCGTGCCGGGAAACTGTGCTTCGAGGCCGGGAACGGGGAAGAGGCAATCGCCCGATTTTCCGCCCATGGCGCCCGAGAAGGCGGCAAAGGAACTCGGCGCGAAGAAGGGGTGGGCGAGCTCTGCGAACATGTCGAGGTTGAACCGGCCATCGGCTGCCTTGATCCAGGAGAGGACGGTTCGGCCATTCTCGTAGAAGCCGGTATGGCCGTTCGTTGCCGTCTGCCCGGCAGTATAGGTCTGCGCAGCGCCGAGGCCGATGAAGCTGTGGCCGAGGCCCATGACCTTGGCGCCGGCTGCGAGCGGCAGGGCCGGCAGCGGTACGGCGATATTTGCGCCCTTCACGGGAATGACCGGCGCATTGCCGTAGAGGCTGCGCCCATCCGATATCATGACGGCGCCGAGCACGGGCAGGTCGTTATGGATGGTCGCGCCATCGCTGATGATCTCGACACCGAGAACGAGCTTGTTGTCGGCAAAGAGGATGCTATCGCCCACATCGCGGATGCCGATGACAGGACGGTTGTTGAACATCTGCGTGCCGTCGGCAACGATGACGACGCCCTGGACGCGCTGCATATTGTAGAGTTTCGCCATCGGCACTGTTCCTCGCTCAACAGAAAAAGAGCGGCCAAAGCCGCTGCAGCATCGGCCCGAAAACCGGATGCGATTTTGGGAAGCCGGATGCGTCAAATAGAAAGCTGGAGCCGTGTTTCCTGCGTGAGCATGAACGCACGGCGCTCCAGAGGTGGCCTGTCGAGCGGGTGTCAGTCGCCAGGCTGGGAGGAGTTCCGGATTTCCGGCGGCACCCAGTCCGGGGCGGGCCCGCCAAGCGCTTCCTGCACGCCGTTGCCATCAGGCTCGGGAGGTGCGGCGGGCCTGGCGACCGGCTTTTTACCTGCCGGTTCCGCTTCCGCCTTGCCGCCGGCCTTGTCGCCGGATCGGGCGAGCCGCACCCATGTCGGGCGGCGTTTTTCGTCCTTCCAGAGCGCGTCCGGCAAGCTGAAACGCTCGCCGGGTTCGCGCCGGATGCTGCCGAAATAGCCGCGCTCGGTGGCGACGACATCAACCATGCGAGGGAACCCCAGCCGTGAAGCCGGCGGTGATCTTGCCCGTGGTCGGCGCAGTACCGGTCACTGTGTAGAGCAGGCGCAGGTAGAGCTCATCGGTGCCGCGCGGGATATGGCTCGGCGGGATGATCTTGCCGGCCTTGAGATCGGCGAGGTTGAGGGTCGTTGTGATGACGGCCTTTGGCGAGGCGAAGGCCTCGTTATCGTCGGTCTGGATGGTGACGGCGAGCGACGTCAAGTTGTTGAAGCCTTCCACCACCTGCATGAGGAAGGGGATCGGTTCGCCCTTGCCGATATCGCGGGTGAGGCCGGCCTTGATCGGGCCGAGATTGATAACATTGGTGCTGGGGCCGGTTGCGGTGATTACCTGCGCGTCCGAAAGCAGCGTCTGCCGGTCGAAAATCATGAGAAGTGCCTTTCACGAAAAAGAGGGTTGCCTGCCGCTCGTCACGGCAGGCTTGCGAGAGACGATCAGGCGAGCGCCGGAACGGCGGCTTCGGTGTTGAGGATGGCGTCCGTCTCGCGGATCGGGATGCCGCGATAGAACTTCACTTCCTGGCCTTCGACGAACTGCGTGGTCAGGTGCACGGTGTTCTGCCGGTCGGAGGTCAGCGCGCGGTCCGAGGACTGCACGTCGAGCACTTCGAGCACATCCTTGTTCATGTAGATGGCGATGCGGCTCGCCTTGGCGTTCAGGCGGCGCGACTGCAGGCGGTAGTAGCCCTTGCGCAGGAGCGACCAGAGATCGACCGTGCCGGCCATCATGTCGGAAACGTCGATATTGGCGACGCGGGCATTGTAGCGCCAGTCCTTCACGGCAGCGCCGATATGCCAGGTATAGAGCGTCTCCTTGGCATAGTAGGGGTCGCCATTGGCATCGAGCACGCGCTGCTCGCCCTTGTCGTCGATCTTGACGCCCGCCTTGGTGCCCTTCGGATAGAGAAGGTGGGTGGCGTGGTCGCCCCAGGTGACGAACCAGATCGAGGTATTGTCGGCCCCGGTGCCGCCGCCGTTGACCACCTGGTTGGCGATATTCGGCTGGGCGACATTCGGCAGGTTTGGATTATAGGCGGAGTAGCGGGCGGACAGGCCCTTGAACTTCTCCGGCGTCGTCGCCGTGTCATGGTAGAAGAGGCCGGAGGCCATTTCCTGGCTCAGGGACTCGATGAAGGGCATGGTGTCGACGAGGCGGGCCTTGGCCTTGTCGGGTGCCAGATCGAGCAGGCGCATGTCGATTTCGGAGCGGGCATGCACGAAGCCGGTCGTGTCATCCACCTGCTGCATCGTGGCTTTGGACTGCTTGATGCCCTGGTAGAGCCGGCCCCAGGAGACCGAGGGCAGGCCGGTGCGCACCATATGGCGGTGCACCGCATCCATGTTGCATTCGACGGCCATCGCGTCGTCGAGGATCGGGTTCTGCTGGGAGAGAAGCTCGATGACGGCGCCTTCGGCAGAGCCTTTGAATGCGTCAACGAGATTGGGGTAGTAGCTGCCAATGGTGGCCATGTCTTATCAGCCCTTCGGTGCGTCTTTGGGAAACATCAGGTGCGCGGTTTCGGCTTTCCTGCCGTTTCCGCCCGCGCCGCCATTCGGTGGGTTGTCCTCCTGGATCATCGATCCGACCTTTGCGAAAATTCTGATCATCTCGGGGTGGTTGCCGCCGCCGCTGGAATTGAGATATTCGCGCAACGCCGGGGTGCCGAGGCGGGAAAGCGCGCGTTGCGCCGAGCCCACGGTGCCCGTCCATTTCGCGCCGCCGATCTCGCGGTCCCTGCGGGCTTCGTCGGCCCAGCCCTGCACGCGGCCGGCCCATGCCTCACCGGCCGCCTTGCCGCGCCGGCCCTGGATCTCGATGAAACGATCGGCCAGCTGCTGCGCCTGCCGGTTGGTCAGACCGAGAGTGTGAAAATCGGGGCCAAGCGCGTCGATCAGCTCCTGATCCACTTCGATGCCCTCGGGCATGGTCAGGGCATAGCGGCCATCGTCGGGCACGCGGTCGGCAGGGTCGTCGCCGGTCTGATCGGTAGTGTCGATGCGGTTTTCAGTCGAACCATCGCCGTCCCTGTCACCGTCAGCTGATGGCGTATCCTCGGGGAAGAGAACGCTCTCGGGTGCAACATCTTCGCCACCGCCGCTGCCGGCACCTTCGGCACCCATAGCAATCTGCGGCCTGCCGATCCTAAGCATCAACGTCATGTTCTTCGCCTTCCTCGCTTGCGGCGCGGCTTGCCGCCGCTGCCTTGTCGTTTGCCTTGAGATCCGCGATCGCCAGAAGCAGCCGCGGATAGAGCGTCGGGTCGATGCGATCGA